CCCGGAAGAGGACGGCGGCGTTACGATTGATTTTGATCCGTCTGACCAGCGTGGCGAAAGCGATGACTTTTACGCCAACTTGGCAGAAGAGATGCCTGACCGCGAGCTTTCTAGGATTGCTGGCGAGCTTTTACATGAGTTTGATGCAAACAAAGCAAGCCGACAGGAGTGGGAAGATGCTTATGCAAACGGTCTTGATCTTCTCGGGTTCAACTACGAGGAAAGGACGCAGCCGTTCAGAGGGGCTTCTGGGGTTACGCACCCGTTGCTTGCCGAGGCGGCTACGCAGTTTCAAGCGCAGGCGTTCAATGAGTTGTTGCCAGCGTCCGGGCCTGTGCGAACTGCTGTTATGGGAAGCGAAACCAATGAAAAACAGCGGCAGTCTCAGCGCGTAAGGCAGTTTATGAACTATTACATCACTGATGTGATGGAAGAGTACACCCCTGAACTGGATCAGATGCTGTTTTATCTGCCGTTAGCGGGTTCGACGTTTAAGAAGGTATACTATGACGAGACTATGGGCCGTGCGGTAGCTAAGTTTATACCGGCCGAGCACCTTGTAGTGCCTTACGAAACGTCTGATTTAGAGACTTGCCCTAACATTACGCAGGTTTTGCGGCTTTCTCTTAACGATTTACGTAAGAAGCAGGTAGCGGGGTTCTATTTGGACATCCCGGTAATCCCTGCACAGGAAGAAGAAGACTCTGTTACCAGCGAAATCAACCGTATCGACGGCACTAGCCCGTCCCAGATTGATTATGACTGCACTATTTTGGAGTGTCACGTCGATTTGGACCTAGAGGGTTACGAGGATGCCGATGAGGACGGGGAACCAACAGGTATTAAGATACCATATGTTGTCACGCTAAGTCAGGACAACGGTCAAGTGCTGTCTATTCGCCGGAATTACCGCGAAGATGACGAGTTAAAACGTAAAATCCAGTATTTTGTACATTATAAGTTCCTTCCGGGCTTTGGTTTTTACGGTTTGGGACTCATTCATACAATTGGCGGTTTGTCACGGACCGCCACAGCGGCACTGAGGCAGTTGATCGACGCAGGTACGTTATCCAACCTCCCAGCGGGCTTCAAAGCCCGTGGATTACGCATCAGAGACGACGATAATCCGCTTCAGCCCGGCGAGTTCCGCGATGTGGACGCTCCCGGAGGGGCTATTCGTGACAGCCTTATGCCGCTGCCATTTAAAGGCCCAGACCAGACGCTTTTTCAGCTTCTGGGCTTTGTTGTAGACGCTGGACAGCGTTTTGCCACCATTACAGACATGAAAGTAGGTGATGGTAACCAGAATGCGGCGGTTGGGACAACAATTGCGATGTTAGAGCAGGGTTCTCGCGTTATGAGCGCGGTTCATAAGCGCTTACATTATGCAATGCGGATTGAATTTAAGCTTTTGGCCCGTGTTATGGGCGAAAGTTTGCCGGATGAGTACCCTTATACAATTGAGGGAGAGGACGCCACAGTCAAAGCATCCGACTTTGATGAGCGCGTAGACGTGATTCCGGTCTCTGATCCGAACGTATTTAGCCAAGCGCAGCGTATTGCTTTGGCGCAAACCAAGCTACAGCTAGCGGGTGCGGCCCCAGAGCTGCACAACATGTATGAAGTGTACCGCGACATGTATGACGCGCTGGGCGTTCGGGACACAGACAGGATTATGAAGCGGGCCGTGGAAGACGAACCGTCACCTAAAGATCCTGCCCAAGAAAACATCGACGCTATGGACATGTTACCTTTGAAAGCGTTTGAAGGTCAGGAGCATGAGTCGCACATTATGGCGCACTTGATTTTTGGTGCCTCACCTATGGTGGCGTCTATGCCGGGCATTGCAATGGCCTTACAAAAGCATGTGATGGAGCATGTTAAGGTAGCTGCTAGGGAGCAGGCTGCGGTGCAGTTTATCCAGCAGCGGCAGGCCGCGGGCGGCGAAGCGGCCACCGAAGAAGAGATGCTGGCTATCGAGGGGCTTACCGCGCAGTTCGTGGCGCAGGGTATGCAGACGGTTCAGCAGATGTCGGCGCAAGTCTCAGGTCAAGGCCCTGATCCGTTAGTTCAGCTCAAGGAGCAGGAGCTACAGATTAAGGCACAGGCCGAACAGAACGACATGCAGGTAGATCAGGCCAAGTTAAACATGGAAGCCTCTGGGCAGCGTATGCGGGCCGATCAGTTCCAGCAGCGCATGGCAAGTCAAGAGCGTCAGACAGACAAGCGTATTCAATCTGCTATGGAACGGGAGATGCTTAAACAACGGGGGGACTAGATACTCATTAGTTTAGCTTGGGGGCGAAATGATAGCAGAAGCACTGGCTGGTATAGCACTGGTCAAATCCGCGGTTGATGGAATTAAATCAGCCATTAACACGGCCAAGGACGTTGGCGAAATAGCGGGTTACGTTGACCAGCTTTTTGAAGGTGAAAAGCAGGTCCAGCAGAAAAGAGCTAAGAGTGCGTACCCCGGGATTGGAGATCAGTTCGGGGTGTCTAATATTGCGTCTGAAGTCATAGATGCAAGACTGGCTCAAGAAAAGATGCAGGAAATGCGTAACCTGATTGATTTACGCTTTGGGCCCGGAACGTGGCAAAGTATCGTAGATGAGCGGGCTCGTAGGATACAGGCGGCTAAAGAGGCCGCTGCGGTAGAGCGTCGTAAAAAGATAGCCGAGGCAAAAGAGTTTGAAGAAACTATGAAGCAGGTCGTGCTTGTAACTTCGGTGCTTGTTATCGCGATAGGGTTTTTTATATTTTTATTTGCGATGGTACTATGACGGTAGATAAATTTCTAGAGTGGAAGATACTTCCTCGTTTTATGATGTTGGCTAGCACAGTGATGAGCTGGCGTTGTGCCGAATGGTTCATGGCGTTAGAGGTGCCGACGGCAGCGCAGTCGGCTTTCGTAAGTGTGGTTATGGGTGTTATGACGGGCGTCTTTGGAATTTGGATGGGCCACGAACATAAGTCGGGGCCAAAGTGATGTTTCAGGCTATAGTTCTTGCGTGTCTTGCTTTTAATATGGAACAATGTTACCAGCTAGAAGACCAGTGGGGGCCCTACCAGACTTATGAACAGTGTGAGAAGCGGGCATACGAGATGTCCCGCGCGGTTCACCAACATATGAGAGGCTACAAGCCAGTATCTTGGCAATGTAGGACTCTACCGAAAGGAAAGTTAACGGTATGATTCAAGCACTTATTGGACCCGCTACCGAGTTAATCGGTAAGTTTGTTGAAGACAAAGACCAGAAGAACAAGCTGGCGCATGAAATTGCCACTATGGCGGAGCGTCATGCACAAGAGCTTGCCAAGGGTCAGTTGGCTATTAATGCCGAAGAAGCTAAGTCCCGGAACTTGTTTGTGGCGGGTTGGCGGCCGAGTGTTGGCTGGTGTTGTAGTCTGGCCCTGTTCGCTCACTTTTTGGTCTTCCCTACTATGGATGTAGTAACGGCCTACATGGGCGTTGAGCCAGTAGCCTACCCCCAGTTTGATATGGACAGCTTGATGACTGTCTTACTGGGTATGCTTGGGCTTGGTGGGATGCGTAGCTTCGAGAAGGCTAAAGGCTTAACAAAGTGAGGTATCGTTTAGCCTTAATTCTTCTGAATTGCGGAAAGCCGTTTTCTAAAATAGGCAACTGGTTTTGGAAGATGCACCGAAAAGTTTTAAAAGGGGGCCGTTAAATGGAGGCTAATTTTTTTAAAAGCCTTGAGATGGTGCTGCACCACGAAGGTGGATTTGTGGATCACAAAGATGATCCCGGGGGCGCAACTAACAAGGGTATTACGCATAAAACTTATGCTGATTTTCTTGGCCGCCCGTTGGAAGACGTAAACGAGCTAAAAAACATCCCGGAAGACCACATTCAGCTAATCTACAAAAAAGGGTACTGGGACAAGATAAAAGGTGATGAGCTCCCGGGCGGCGTAGATTTCTGCGTGTTTGACTGGGCCGTGAACAGCGGGCCGGGACGCGCGGCAAAGGCGCTGCAAAAAGCGGTTATGGTGTCACAGGACGGGGCTATCGGACCGAAGACCTTAGAGGCGGTTAAAGAGTATGACCCCGCGGGATTAATCGAGTCTATTACGGGGTATCGTGAGGAGTTCTACCGGAATTTGTCTACGTTTGAAACTTTTGGAAAAGGTTGGTTAAGACGCACAAAAGAAACTCGTGACTTTGCTTTAGATATGATATAAAACCGTATCAGACTTAATGCGGAGATATACGAGTGGATGAAATATATTTTGCCGAGGCCGTTTTCCGGGTTATCCGGGATCGGAGACAGGCAGTTCAAGACTTGTTGATTTATGACAATGTTAAGAACATGGAGCAGTATCGTGAGCTCATGGGTAACTTAAAATCCCTAGATCACGTGGAACAGGAACTCAAGGGCCTGCTAGAAAAACAGGAGCAAAGCAATGGCTGAAGCTAAAAAACTTGACCTTGAAGCGGCGAGCGAAGGTGTTGCAAACCTAGCCTCCGCATACAAGGATGTCACCGATAAGGTGTTAGACCCCGAAGCTATCGGGGGTTCACTTCTTGAAAGAATGCCTAGTCCCACAGGTTGGCGGCTGCTTATTCTTCCGTATCGCGGAAAGGGTAAGACAGACGGCGGCATCTATTTGCCGGACAAAGTCGTGGAGGAACAGACTGTTTCTACTCAAGTCGGCTATGTCTTGAAAGTGGGTGATCTGGCGTACAAAGATCCGGACAAGTTCCCGGTTGGACCGTGGTGCGAGCAAGGTGACTGGGTAATGTTTGCCCGGTACGCTGGTTCCCGTTTCAAGATAGATGGCGGGGAGGTTCGTATTCTTAACGATGACGAAATCCTAGCTAAAATTCAAGAACCTGAAGATATTTTGCATTTCTAGGAGTGAGCAATGGCTGAACAAAGATTTAAAAAAGACGACCAGATCGAATTGGAGCTGGAGTCAGATCAAGACACTGACGTAGAACTGTCGGGAGGCGACGGGGAAGAAGAGGATATTCCTCTTGCGGCGGAAGCTGACGATAATTTTGAAAAGGCAGAAAACGCTACTCAGAAGCGTATTGACCGCCTGACAAAGAAAATGCGCGAGGCCGAGCGCCAGCGAGAGGAAGCTGTAAAGTTTGCACAGAACGTGCAGGCGGAAGCAACTGAGCTTAAAAAGCGCATGGACACGTTGGACACGAACTATGTCAACGAGTATAGTACGCGGGTTGAAACGGAGATGGCCGCGGCGGAAGAAAAACTTTCCCGGGCTATGGAGATTGGGGATACCGCAGGTGTTGTTGAGGCGCAACGAAAAATCACGCGGCTCGCGATTGAAAATGATCGCGCGGAACAAGCTAAAGCGCAGCAGGAGCGCTATGCCCAACAGGTTAGAGCGCAACAGGAATTACAGGTACAGGCTCCTATGCCGCAGCAGCAACCTCGCCGCCCGGACCCGAAGGCGGAACAGTGGGCATCGAGAAACGCGTGGTTCGGCTCTGATGAAGCTATGACGTATGCCGCTTTTGGCGTACACAAAAAACTTGTCGAAAATGAAGGGTTTGACCCACAGTCCGATGAGTACTATAATGAACTTGATAGGCGTATGGCGACAGAGTTTCCCCATAAGCTTAACGGTGGTAGCAAACGGCCCGCTCAGACGGTTGCTTCCGTATCCCGCAGTACATCTGGGCGCAGTAGTGGGAGAAAGGTTAGACTCACCCCTAGCCAAGTCGCAATAGCGAAGAAATTGGGTGTGCCGCTTGAAGAATACGCGAAATACGTGAAGGAGTAGAAGATGTCTGAAGATCAAAATGAATCCCTTGAGAAGGGCATTACTCGTACTTCTCGCGCAACACAAACTCGGGAGAAGGCGGCAAGGCGTAAGCCGTGGGCTCCCCCGTCTATGTTAGATGCACCACCTGCACCGGATGGATATAAGCATCGTTGGATTAGAGCGGAAACCCGCGGTTTCAACGATACTAAAAATGTCAGCGCAAAAATGCGCGAGGGCTGGGAACTGGTTCGTAAGGACGAGTACCCTGACTTTGAGGCCCCGGTACTTGACTCAGGTAAATACGAAGGTGTGTTCGGAGTAGGCGGCCTAGTTCTGGCTCGCATTCCATTGGAAACAGTCGCAGAACGGACGGAATACTTTGCACAGCGGAGTGCCGACCAGATGCAGGCAGTTGACTCTGACATGATGAGAGAGAACGCTCATTCTAGTATGACGATCAATAAACCCGATCGTCAATCTCGTGTAACTTTTGGCGGCCCACAGAGATAAGGGTCGCCCTGATTAGGAGTAAGATCAAATGGCAAACCAAGAATCTGCCTACGGCCTACGTCCTATCGGGCTAGTTGGAAGTGGCGTAAACTCTACCGGTGTAACCGAGTACGAGATTGCTGCTGCCAACGCCAATGCAATTTTTCAATACGCTATTGTCACACCGACAGCAGCAGGCGTAATTGATTATGCTGGCGCGACAAGCGGCGGCACAACACCAGCATTGGGCGTCCTGATGGGAATTCAATACCACGACTCGGTCCAGAAGAAGCCAGTATGGCTAAACTATTGGCCGGGTTCCGGTTCTGTCAGCGTAGACACAAACTACCCTGTTAAGG